CGTAGGTACATTTGGTATATACCAAACTTAGTTTATACTCCGCTAAAGAGAATTGCTAGCAGAGGGGGTAGATTGTTCCCAAACAACAGGACATGACTGGAAAAAAGACAAAGAAAAGTCTTCTGCAGCCGAAACAAAAACTGCAGCCCTTGCACGTCCACTAACAGCTGAAGTGGGAGCAAAAAGAGTATGTTGTTGCGTGAATTCAGAACCTATTTCACGTAAATTCTTCTTTCTACCAGGAGAAAAGCGATAACGAGTAGCAAATGGAAATTCGACTTCTAAAGTCGGGTTCTGCTCCAAATGTGTAGTATGACCACCCGAAAATCTATTATAATACAATTGCGTAGCTGAATTAGCAAGCCGGGATCGCGATACAGTCCCTCCAGGGTACGTAGAAATGGATGCAAGATTCAATCTTGTCGCTCCATTCTCCGTATCTCGAGTTACAGACATAATTGCGTTCGGATGCTCATCAGACTCATATACATACTTTATACGCATTCCACCACGACGACATAAAAACAAAGGTGTAAACCAATTTACAGGGGTTGTATAAGCAAACGTAAAGGGTGTAGGATCGGATGGTGTTGCTGCATTGTAGTACGAGTTAGGGTCATAACCACGAAACTCCGGAAAGTTTGAGTTTTGAAAAGCGAAATAGATAGATGTGGTTGCTGCTGCTAAAGGAGGTGCAAAACTCCTATGGTAGACATACCTCTTCGCTATCTGTCGTATAGATGCAACAGGATCGCCAAAATAAATTTTATATACATCACAATTATTATCCGCCACACCCAAAGAGGTTTCAACAAGTGTCGAGATAGGTGCTGATTCAGCTTGAGTTAAATCTTCATCTGCTTGCACAGCTGGACGAAATTCAACTCCGGACGTACTAGCCTGTGGTTTAAACTCCACATGGTCTAACACAGCCTGAGGCTGAAAAAACGCCTTAGTCTCGATATTACTCCCATTTGGGTTAACTACTTCAAAATTGTCACTAGCATACACAGATACTAACACAGAAACATCACTAAGAACGGCACTGGGTGTGGTAAGATCATTAACTACATAAATGCCTACTATCCCATTAGCTTCTTCATGCGCCGCCCCTCCAAGGAGCGCCGTAGAAAAAGGAACAGTTAGATTGTCATTGTGGTCTAAGAAACTTAATTCCTGACCCCAATCTATCGAAACTGTAAAATCTCGTTCTTTTGCTAAATCTATCACATGAGTGTATTGTACATTATATTCAGTACTAGAGTTGTAATACGGATCATAAACAACCTTAATGCGCCCTTTGTGAAAGGCAGAAGCCACAATCTGAAAGCGGAAATTGATAGTTCCACGCCAATTCTCGAACGGCTGAGCCACCCAAGCTACAGGAGTCAAATGGTACTCCGTAAAGCCTGAGGGTGAAGCCTGATCTAGAAGTGCTGGTGTGACACGACAATTCCACAACAGAGTTTCAGGGACTGCAGTGGTTGGCCAACTAAATTGAGTCAAGTAAGATTCACGAGATGCTATAGATGAAAAAGCCATCTCATCGGTAGGACCTAGCCCTGTAGCCACAGGGTCTATAGTCAACTCCTGCTTGACATCAAACGTCAGCTTAGTAGAGGTATCGACAACATTAGTATTAGCTAAATTTCCTACATATGAAGGTTTAACAGATACAATAGGGCCAGCGTCAACAGGACGCGACATTCCAAACAATTTTGCAATATTACCTAGTGTAGACATGGCCATCTCAGTGGCCAATGCCATTGGTTTTATCGAAGGAACGACAGACAGAGCACGAGCAATTTGAGAAGCTGAGTGAGCAGGACCAGAAATAGGTCCACTTGCTGCTTCTTCATACTCGGATGCCTGAGGTGCTAACGCACCAGGTTCAGCAACTGTGGGAATAGACAAGGAAACATCCTCTGCCCAAGCAAACACAGATATTGTTACACTATCAGTACCACCATTAGCGTGTTCGAGAGTCGTTACAGACGCGATATCCAACTCGCCCATTTCACGCCACTCTTGCTCTGGGATACTCATTCCATTTTTATAATATACATAAGGCAAACACAATGTGCCTCCTTGGGATTTTGTAGGATCAATCCACACGTGCATTCGTTGACTTGCACCAATAATATCTTGAGGGACTAATCCATACCGCCACGCAACCATCTCATCTTCATTATGGAGTGGACGGTAAGATGCTAGGGCTCGGCCATAATGAAAACCGTTACCATTGATCATAATGCGTACACACAATTTGGCACGCAAGACATTGTAGTTGGTCAAACGATTGATCACACGTAAATTTTCAAAATACAATTGCCAAGGATTCACAGTTGTACCGAAGGTTGCACCAACGGTCCAATTTATAGATGCTATTTTAATAGGTCGTGAAAAGAAGTTACTCAATGTAGCATCATCGGTATCCACCGTCTTATGAGCACTATCCAATCTATTATCTACAGAATAAACCCATTGAGAGTTTTGATCGGAGAATCCCACGACTTGTTGTTGAGACATATTAGACTCAGAATTTATTTTTACATTCATTTTACTAATTCATTTAATTAATACATACTAGTTAGAATTATCGAAATATGTATGAGTATTTACATTGTAGTAACGAACTACTCCCCTAAATAGGGGTACTCCACGAGGGGAGTGTTTATATGTGCAAAGCCTAATATATAAGAAACAAAAGACACAAAGTTTTCGAACACATGGTATCCATATACACACAGATCGTTTCCTTTTACGAATGTGAATCAACACTCGGTGGGATTGTTTACGCGTCTCCATCGCGGTATCTTGCATTCCATGCTTCCACCTGCGTCTCAAATGAGACATCCAACATAGTACACATATGCGATATGTCAGCTTGCTTGGCTACTTCTGCCATCTGCTTTTGGCGCTGTTCAAACACAGCTCTTCCGTGGCAAAACCAATCGCGCAGTGCACCATCAATACAAGTGGCGGCCAACTCTTCACGAGTCAAAGCCTTGGATTGCAAATTGGAATGCAAACTCTTCCAGATTGATTGCTCATCTAAAGCACCAAGATTAATACCTAGTTCAGGAATGAAAACATCTTTTCTCTTCAAGAAATCACAACTGGAAATGTGAAGGTAAGGAACTGGTGTGGATGTTTTGTCGGGCATCGTGAATTTCATATCACGGTCGGACAAGTATTTGGCATAAGAGATGTGATTAAATCCACTATACTCTTTCTTCACCGAACTAATAGCATCATCTCCATAGGTGCCCAACGCACAACATGAGCGGAAAGGAGGAGCTTTAGGGTAATGCCAACGAAACCCACAACGGAACAAAAGGGAATTGCCTATCCCATTGATGTACACAGTGAGGTTCTGCCCAGAAGGGTTTGAACCAATATACTGAATCAAATCACCATTAAAAGCAACAGTAGGGTAACAAATGTCAGTGGCCACACCATGCATGATTTTCAAGTCACGCTGGGAGTAGCCTGCAATAGTAGCAATATCGATAAAAATTCGAAAGGCCGCCATTGTAATTTGAGCTGGCATTCGGATGTCATACTTG